AGAAGCGAATCTTCATGTATTAGGTAATTCATACGTGAGCACAAACCTCGAACTCGGTGGAACGCTCATCATGGGAACGGTCAACGTGGAAGCGCAGCACTCTCTCGAAGCCGTGACTGCTACGGGGAATATAACGCCTTTAACCCTAGAGTTTACGAATCCTACGACTTCTTTAGTCGCCAGTGGGAATGTTGAGGTGGCCGGCGTCGTCGGAACTTCTGGAACAGGTGCTCTGACCGTTCCGAGTGGTACGACGGGTCAGAGACCGGCGACAGTCGCAAACGGAATGATCCGCTATAACTCCACAACTGGGTTCATGGAATCGTACACGGCATCGGGGTGGGGGTCTATCGCCCAACCACCCACGGTTACTGGTATTTCGCCGTTAACCACACTTGTTAGTGGAGGGTCAACGGTGGGGGCGGGCACTGAGACAAAGATTGTCCCCCCCACATCAGATGCGACGGCCGAACGCTATTTCGGGTACAGTGTCGCCATGAACTCGGCCGGGACGAGGGTTATCGTAGGGGTCGGTTATGCTTCGTCGGTGGCAGCCGGAGAGTGTGCCTATATCTATAACTACGATGGTTCGAATTGGGATACAGGTACAAAGATTGTAGCGCCAGCGGCAGATCAGAACTCGTATGACAATTTCGGGATTAGCGTCGCCATGAGTGGTGATGGAACGAAGGTTATCGTGGGAGCGTACCGTGAAGACTCTGGTGGTCTTAATCGCGCCGGTGCAGCCTATATATATACCTACGATAGTTCGTCTTCGTCTTGGGGTACGGGTGTGAAGATTCAGGCATCGGATAAGGAGACGTCGGACTATTTCGGGTGGAGTGTCGCCATGAACTCGGACGGGACGAGGATTATCGTGGGGGCGTACGCTGAGGATGCGGCTGATGAGGTCGGGCAGGCGGGTGATCTTGTAGACGCCGGTTCTGCTTACATATATACCTACGATAGTTCGTCTTCGTCTTGGGATACGGGTACAAAGATTGTGGCACCAGACAGGGAAACGCTTGACGAGTTCGGGTGGAGTGTCGCCATGAACTCGGCCGGGACGAGGGTTATTGTGGGTGCGCGGTATGAAGACTTTGGTTCGCGCCCTACCAACGCCGGTGCAGCCTATATATATACCTACGATAGTTCGTCTTCGTCTTGGGATACGGGTACAAAGATTGTAGCATCGGATCCAGAGAATAGTGACCACTTCGGGGGCGCTGTCGCCATGAACTCGGACGGGACGAGGGTTATTGTGGGGGCGCCGAACGAAGACCCGGGTGGTATTACCAACGCCGGTTCTGTCTATATCTACGCCTACGATGGTTCGTCGTGGGCTCAAGAAGCGAAGATTGTGGCATCGGATCCAGAGTCTAGTGACTACTTAGGCAACAGGGTCGCCATGAACTCGGATGGGACGAGGATTATCGCGGGGGCGAACGGTGAGGACTTTGGTGGTGACACCAACGCCGGTTCTGCCTATATCTTCACCTACGATGGTTCGAATTGGGTCCAACATGCAAAGATTGGAGCATCGGACAGTGCGTCTAGTGACAACTTCGGCTATAGTGTCGCCATGAGTGGGGATGGGGCGAAGGTTATCGCGGGGGCGCCGAACGAAGACCCGGGTGGTATTTCCAACACCGGTTCTGCCTATATCTACGAAATTACCGACACCGCTACCACCGGCTTTGTCTTTGACACATCAACCCAGGTATTCACGGTGACGGGTACAGGTATTGTCAGTGGATCGACGGTACAATTGGAAGGTGTCGATGGAAGTTTGTATAGTGTTGTCGATGCGAGCGCACCGAACGCTGCCGGGACCCAGGTAACTTTCAAGATGGGGGGTGAGGCGGTTGAGTTTCCACCTAATGCGTTGACAAATAATGATTCGATCACGGGGTACACAGCGAGTGCCTCAATGAACTCGACTAACGCGTACAAGGCCTTTGATGATGTTGTGACTACGGGTAGTTACTGGCACAGTGCAAATGGTAACGCCACTGTGGGCTATGATTCTAATGCACCCTATTTAGCGGGACTTGACTCCGCAGCAACTCAAGATATAAGTGGAACAACGCATCGTGGGCATTGGATACAATTACAAATACCCAACCCAGTTATACTATCTCGCGCTGTAATAGGTAGCGCTCAATCAAACTTCCAACACGGACAATTTGTTATATTAGGGAGCAACGACGGTACAAATTGGACGGTACTTCATGCTGGGACGGGGACGACTCTGTCCACAAATGTCACAACACTATCCGCGGGGTCAACTGAAGCATTCTCTTATTTCAGAGTGGTAATAAAGTCAAAGAACACGGGTTCGACGGACTATGATATTGGACTCAACAATGTACAATTTTTTGGTGGATCGGGATCATGGGTTCTCGCCCAACAACCCTATAAAGTTAGGATTAATAGTACATCGGGTTTGAGCGGGGCCAGTACTGCCACGATAGGGTTTCCAGCCGAATGGACTACCGCGGCTGGTGCGAACCTGGGGTTCGATACTGGTACGTCCCAAACTCAAACACTCGTAGGTACAGATGGTGGTGGTGGTACGAATATGACGTTCTATGTAGCACCCGGGAGTAACGCCTTACCTGGGGGTCTTGCTCTTACCGAGAGTACAGGTGCTATAACAGGTCAAATTGCGGCGGTGGGTACGACGAGTGTAACATTCCGATTGACTGATAATAACAGCGGGTTGTTCACAGATAGAGCAATCAATATCGTGGGGAGTGCCGAACTTTACGCCTTTACTTCATTTACATTCACGAATGCGGGGCAAACGGGACAGCAGGGACCGATGCTCAGCAGCCTTCTTTCTGCGTATTCCCCCGCATGGACGGATAACACTGCTTATTTCAACGCCGCCAGCACCAGCAACACCGATAGGGGTTTTCAAATATGGACAGCCCCCAAATCTGGGACGTATACAATTAAAGCAGCTGGAGCGAGAGGGGGGCATTCCTACAACATCTCAGCGGGTACGTTCGTCGGCGCTGGGCTTGGGGCATATAGCCAAGGAAACTTTTCGATCACAAGGGGAACAAAATTTGCCATAGTTGTAGGACAAGCCGGTGGGGATGCGGATACGACTGTGTATGGCAGTTCGAATGGCTCATACCGCGGTGGTGGTGGTGGTGGAGCATCATGGGTTCTAAGTGAAGATCGAACATATTTGTATGCTGTCGGTGGTGGTGGTGGTGGAAAGAACGCCACGCGGTGGGCGGGGAACGCGCAATATGCAATTTCGAATGGTGGAACATCACAGGGTAATACCACCATCAACGGCACATTAGCCGGCTTACAGGGACAGGGTGGGGGTTCTGGTTTTGTCTACGAGTCCGGCCGAGACGGGAGTGGGAGAAACGGTTATCATATAGGCACCACCGGGGACTCCCAACGAGCCCAGGGAGGCCCCAGCTCCTCCAGTAATGGGCCCGGGGGGTTCGGTGGTGGTGGCGGCTCTTCGACGGGTGGTGGTGGTGGTGGTGGGTACGCCGGTGGTGGTACTAACGCTTATGGGGGCGCTGGTGGGCTCGGTGGTTCGTCGAGGAATAATGGGAGCAGCCCCTCATTTGGAACACACACAGGTCAACATGGTTTCGTTTACATAGAATTCGTGTCATAAAAATGTAGCGGTAAAGTATATGCTCGCCCAAATATTAGAAAGTATAGCCCCGGGTGAACCCTATACCTCCGATGGAACCACGTGGGAGAGTGTTGTTTTCGATGACGAGAACTTTCCAAGACCTCTCGATATTGCGTATGAATATACACTCTACAAACTAACGAACGCTGATGCGATCAAAAAGTTCCGAGAGGAACGGAACACTCTCCTCGACCAGAGTGATAAATACATGACCCCAGATTATCCACACTGGCTCGAACTGGATATCCAGAACTGGAAGGATTACCGCCAAGCTCTAAGGGACTTGCCTCGTACGGCCCGACCAACTTTAGACGCGGACGGAAACCTCACGGGTGTTGTGTGGCCGTCTATTCCAACTGCCTAAGCAGTTGACCTTTTCCTCCAAAGTGCAACCCACTTTGCAAGAAAGACATCCCGAGTGGTAGAGCCACTCGTATCAAACAAAGTCCTCCGGACTTTTTCGTTTAAAAAAACCTCCCTAAATAATAGATATGTCCGCGAACGGTCATCTTAAGTTTCAGGGGACGAATAGAGCGACGTTCGTCGGTACGACTTCGAATATCA